ATAAAAGAATAACGAAATATAAATCATCTTCCATCTTACAGTCATCATTATACTGACTACATATTTTTATTTGATAACGTCCTTAGTTATTGTAATATGATCTTTATATATCTCAATCGAAATCAAAATCAAAATCTAATTGATCATTTGTCCCTACTTTTTTACATATCTCTAATAGATTCTCAACCATCTTGAAACCAGTTGATGTATCACTATTAACAATTATGAGATTTTTTAACATATTTGTTAAAAACCTTACTAGACCCAGTATCTTTTTATTTTCTATCTGATTTAGTTTATCTTTTTAATTTGTTAAATCTCTTAGAATAATTTTTATATTCATTTCTTGGTTACTTGAAATTTGAGCCTTTATTATACCATCTCTTTCTGTTGTAAAACCCCATTAATTTGTTAATATACGATTTATCTTTAAACCTTAATTAATAGTGGTTGATTTGGTTTAGAATATTTTATTTAATCTATTAATTATCTCATTCTGTTAATTAGCCAAATTCAATTTATTTTTATTCTTATCTTTATTTACCCTTTTATCTCTAGCCATTATGAATAAATGCTTCATTTTATCAAAGAATTTATTTATGTCAAACTCTTCCAACTTTTCATTTTCAGCCTCTAATGTCTTTTCTAATTTTAATTATAATTTTCTCTATATTTCTTATGGTAAATTGACAGCAGCCATATGTTAAATATTAATTATATCTTCTCTGTCTGGTTACTCTTCAACCAATCTCTGTTTATTTTATTCTTTATTGGCTACCTTCACTATTTTTGTTTTTCTTTTTGTTTTTAACGTTTGTTATTATTTTAGTATCATCATTTTCAGGCACTTATATTGTACTCATCAATTCATCCACTTTTTGTTCATCTATCTCTTTCAACATGACACCTCTGCAATTAATAAAATCATATTAATTGAGATTATTATTAACCTTTTATTCTATTACTTCACCTGTTAATTCATAATTGGATTAGATAAATAACTTTGGCTAAACAGTGCTTTTTTAAACCTAATCAACAGGAAATGGGATACCATATGATTATGTTGCATATATTTCAGTTGTATGATCAATTTCTGACAAACTATGTTAACTTTATAATTCAACACCAGTTTCATCATTAATAAGTTTAACATCATCTATTTAAATATTGAGATCATATTAATGTCTCATTGTATAGTTCATATAATCTACTTAACTTTCTGATTTACCTAAAATGTTAAATATCCAGAATAATCTTGATTATAAAATATGTGGGTTATCAGTATATAACGCAAGCCATTCAGTAATCTATTTACCTTTTTAAGTATGTAATCTCTCCATTAATAAATCTAATAACAGATCATCAAGCATATTCAAATTATTTAAATCTGAAATTTCTAATGAGTATATTAAATCCATAGCATCTGATGCCATTAATTCATTCAAAAATAAATGTATATTTTTTCTATAATCGATAGACATATTGTTTGGACACATTATAGCTTACTCTTTTTAGAAATTATTAACCCCTTATGGTATATTTATATTTTAAAGTTGAAATTTATCTTTGTAAATACGTTTTTTGTATTAATCAATGATTTCATCATTGCTTAGATTTTTAATATCAATTTAATTTTCTACCCAGAAGTCTTTTAAATCTTTAAAAGTTATTGTGTTTATTTCTATTCCTGCTTGTATCTTTTAAATAGGATTCATGATTCCATTATCTTTCTTTTTAAGGCTTTCTAATATATCTAAAGGTTTAACATTACTTCCATTCTCTGCTTATATTTCTAATATTTTTGAGAAATCTTTATCAGCTATAACATCATCTTAATTATACACTATTTTATCATCATTTATTATCATAAGGGAAATTTTAGAAATAAAATCAGCATTATCTGTATTTTTAAATATTATATTATTACTACTAGCTAATTACTTCTTTTGACTGAAATTTTAAATATGTTCTATATTTTATACCCTATCAGAGTCGACTATAGTATTTCCTATTAACTAGTTTTCATTGAATTTTAATGTCAAATTCCCTTAAACATCATTGTATATTTTATATTGAATATCACCTGTATTAAAGTCGTTGTAGTGTTAAGGTATTTTTTATGTTTAGGTTGATAAATGAGAGTGTTGAATTATACTCATAGTGTTCAGTTGACCTTTTGTTACTACTAATTAATTATCAGATAACTGGAAGTTATTAACATAATCCACTCGTATTTGATTAAGTATGATGTCCATGATTGATTAGTTCACTATTAAATCATTGAAATCATCATTATCCACATTTCCATTAACAGATAATAAAACATTATTTCTGATCTAAAAAATAAATTACTTTGATATAGATAGTTGCCATTATAATAAACCGTCGCCAACCCACTCATTATTAAATGATTATTGCTCATGTAGCCAGACCATAAATGTTGGATTAAATCTTTTAATATCATCAATGACTAAATTCTTTTACATGTGTTTAATTAAATCAAATTCAGTTTTAAGATATTTACGATCAACAGTTTCAACATTAAAACCTAAAACATCATCCAAAGATTTTATACAGTTAGCTAAATGCAATATAGGTGCCAAGCTCTAAATCTGGTCCATAATATTGGTTGGATTTAAAATATATTGAAATTAGTTAATCTGTGACTGATTTAGACTACAATTAAAACTCACCAGATTTGTACGACTGTTTTATTCCAACAATTTAAGTAGATCATCTATTTGTGTCACTTATTTATTATTAGTATCCCTTTTACTTTAAAAATAGAATGTCTTATATTTTTCGTCAGTCATATGATTTATATACCTTAGGAGCCTATTTTTATTTTTATTTAATATTCTAGGATCATCCTTTTAAGTTTTAATGATTTATTCTAATTCATCATTATTTTAATTATGAACACCAGTTATAAAGTTTAATTCAGGGTTTAAATATATGAAGACAGCAGTTTGTGGGTTTGTTTTTGTACTAAAGGGGATATGATTGTTCTATATTTCCAATATACAAGGTTTTATAGTGTTCTACATATTTAATGTGTGTACATTTTTCATTTTAATTTAATCAAATATCTCCATTTATTTTAAGGCATCATTGTAAACTAACTCTTAGAATTTGAACTCTTAGTTATGTATTTCATTAATTTTGAAAATATGATCACCAACACAAATACAATTTTCATTTAAATTAATGGCATATTGACTATTTTAAATATCTCTCAAATCTACATTAGCACCATTATTGTATACAGTTTATTTCCTATAAATTTAACCTTATTTTAAACAAAGAGATTTAGACATTTAGTTCATTGAATTGATAAATGATCTTTAATTCCATAACCTTTTTTATTTCAATAACTGAACTTAAGTGTGTTTAATAGGCAACTCAGAAACGTCCATTATATTTTCAGGAATTTGAAGATTATTTAATCTTTCTTTAAGAGTCATTATATCATTCTGTTACATACATCTATTGTTTGCCAATTAATAAGGTATATTATTAGTCTCATCATTTTCAAACAGGGTGAAATTTAACACTATTTATTATAACAGCTTATCTTTATTTTATTTTAATAATCTAATGATGTCTGCCTTAGTACCTTACAATAAATCCATTAATGGATGATTAATATTTATACCACCACACTGTATAATATGGTTGTTAGGTTTATAATTATAGAAATCATAGAGAGACAATTGTGTATAACATTTTTTGATAAAAGCCTCACTAAATGTACAACCTTTATCTGTCATTTCAATACTTTTTGATACAGAAGTTGTTAAATCTTGAAATAGACCTTGACCCGATATTTCGTTTTCTAGATTTGATATAAATTTCGGGTTTAAAGGCATCAGTTTACCACCAATTTATAATATAGATAATATCTCCCGTTAATTACTTGAGTAACAAACTTTTTTAGTGGACAAAGTATGATTGAATAATTTAGATACTATTTCTTATGATAGAATTAGATTTAAATGTATTCGTTCAGGCTCACTAAATAGTTTACTTATTTTAACTAAGCCACCTGCATCATCTGAATGAACAAATATATCTACTGTTAAATTTTATGTTATAGACATTATGTCTTTAAGAATATCTTTTTAAACAAGTATCTGTCCAGCATGTAATAAAGATGATGTTTAATTTAAAATACCCTGGAAGAAAGCATATTCAGAATTATAAAAATTACCAAAATCATCTTCTTTTAAAACATTTTTCTCTTTTAAATTTTTAATTAATAAACCTCTACCTTTCTCTGAGTCTTATGATTGTTACATTTTATTTACACCATTGGACACTTAACATCTTTTTGAAGGCCATTTTGACAGCAACCATATGGATTAATTTATAAAATCTGAAGGTAATACAGATGCCATACCAAGTAACATTTAAATATATTTGTTAGTGTTACATGAAGCTGACCATTTAGAATTATCTATAGTCCATTATTAATGATATTAATCTTTATCCTGTGCTGACATAAATAATGAATGAATTTTATTGGGTCTCTTATTACTAGGTATTGATATTAATTCATGGTCTATAAGTTTGCATATTTTACCCATCATTTTTTCAAGAGGTTGTTGTAAAAGTTTAGTTTCAAATTCCATAACTTATATTTCACGTCCACCCGCTCTCTGATCTTTATCTACTATATGGAATATAAGATTAGGATCTTGCTCAGTTAATAAAGGAAGCTTATTTATAAATTTAATATCAATATCATTAAATTTCTGGTTAGCTTTTGATTTATTTATTACAGCTAAATCTATCAGTTCATTAATATCAAATTTATTGTCTTCAAATTAATCTAATAATTCAGATGTCATGACCTAGTGACCTTTCTTACCAAAGAAACTTTCTTTATTCAATTTATACCTGATTCCTGAAGAATTTGCAGTTTCAACTATTGATAAATTTTTAATTTTATTCCAGTCATTTTATAATGTACTCACTGATTTTAAATTTCTAATATAGCAACTTAATAATTATCCAGAATAATAGCAAGTTTTAGATGAAAATGATTAAATATTGTCTTATAATTTATTATTTTTATATTATTTTGAGATATCTAATTGTTCAAGAAGATTGTATGATTCATTCTTAAATAATTCAGTCTTGTCTAACCACTTTTTGTGCTCTTCCATTAATTTATAAAAGTTGTTAAATTGTTCATTCTTCTGGTCAACAGGGCAACGAGTCATTAATTAGGTTGATTATATGGTGTTTGTAAAACTATATAAAGTACTACAATCTGTATTTGTTATAGGATTATATATTTTTGCCTTAGACTGTTCATAAGAATTTAAATTCACTGATTGGAGTCTATCATATTATTTTAATTAATTGTCTCTAAGATTCTTTAGTAATAATTATTGAAGATGATCTTTAGGTTTGAAAAATATTTTCTCTATAATACCGGTTAAATCACTCTATTCACTAAGACAATTGACTAAAATCTATCTGAGATTATGGAAGCCTTCTTCAGTTTTCCTTCTATTATTCAACAATAATATTACATTTAACATTATATTTTTACCTTCTAAATCCCATATTTTTTGTATTTCATCAGTAGTCAATTGTTTTGTCAAACTTTATTTTTCAATAGTACAAGTTGTTTAATTCAAAAACTGATATACTATAGATATACTCTTCCTGATCTATTTTTCATTTAATATAATCCAATCAGTTTCCATAGTATCTTCATATTTTGTTTAAAATCCTCTTCTGTTGTTGTTTATAAAATTAAATATTCTTGTATTTTAAGGCATTATCAGTTTAAATTTTCTACTATTATTGCATTTGGACATAGGCATTCCACCGATTACTAACAATTTAACATTCAAAGCCATATTATCAACAGCAACAACATTCTTAGGATAGTTGATAGATGATTAATAACCTAAAGTTTAAGTTAAACGTGATATAAAATCCAATATTTATATTATTCTCTTCTTTTTCATAAAATGGAAAACATTATACATTAATGATATGCAATCTCTCTTTAATTCTTTGAATAACATTGCATCTTCTGTGGATTCTTCAGCTTTTTTCAAAAAATCTATTTAATTTTCTTAACTTTACCTTATTTCAGTTTTACAATTTACCTCTTCATTCAATTATTTAAACAACCACTCTTAATCATAATCTGTATCTTAACATTCATGAATAACTTTCTCTTTTTCAAGTATATCCTCTGTCAATTTAGTTAATTTTCCATCTAATTTTATAAATGTATTATTTTTGTTAGAATCTAAATTTTCTTTTAAAGCACCATTTATTTCCTTCTTTTTCTCAATTTACTCTTCCAGTTTATTGATTTAGTCTGGGTTATTATTTTGTCTATAGAGCAATTTTTTTGGTATATTTCTCCTTTTAATACTATTTAATAATTTTGAAGATCT